TGCTCCCAGGAGCAATTCATCTGCGCCTCGGCGGCTGCGGCTGTCGTTGGCACAACTTGCGCGGGTCCCACAGGCCTGCGCGCGCGGCTCTGCGAGCAACTCTCTGGTTGGGTTGGCTCGTGGAACTACCCTGTTTTCACACGCTGGGTCTGGTCCTATGTGCGGGATGCGCATGCTGATTTCCTTTATGGGTTTTGGCTTGTCTTCCGCTGGGGAATGGAACTGGTGTGGGCTGCTGTTCTTTGGTGCGTGGGCCTTGTGCCTGCGTTGTGGGAGTGGTTGGCCCTGCGGGCGCGTGACGGTTCATGCGGGGAGAGCTCTGATAAGGCTTTCTGCCGCCTCTCTAACCGAGCGACTGATGCGTCTTCGGTGGTCCTTGTGATCATCGTTGGCGTTTGGTTGCTGAAAAGAGGGATAACGATGTGGAACAATTGGCGGTACGCTGTGCGGACTGTGGTTGGTGAGGTTGCAAAGCCCCCCCTCCCTCGGAAGTACACGGTGTGTTCGCTGGATGGTTCCCCTGAATTCCAAGTTCTGGCGCCATTCGCCGAGGACCTTGCGACTACCATCTGCGGATCGACTGCAGCGGATGTTAGTTCGTTGGAAAGTGCTATGCCTGGAGGTGTTGTCATTCCTTGCTCTTACCCCCGCACCATCGTCGAAGTTTTCGCCGGTAGTGTTGTGGAGGAGGGTGAGGTTCCCACCTTCAAGCTATTGGGTTTGGCCTCGCGCGTGGAGGACTGGTTGGTTTCGGCCCACCATGTTCTTTGCGCGTGCGAGCCAGCCCGCACCTACCTTAAGGTCGCCGGTCGTTTTGTGTGCCTTGCAGAATTGCGGCTCGTGTGCCCACCTTTTCAGGTGCCCGGGCTCGACATCTTTGCTCTCCAACTCCCCAGTGCCCAGTGGACCGTGCTTCAAGTGCGGAAGCTGGACTGGCGTGCCCCTAGGCGGGGGATGCCGGTCTCATGCTATGGACCTGTGGGAGCGGAGGGACTCACCGTCATGTCCTCTGGGGCCATTGCGGTGGGGTACAATGTCGTTCTGCGTCATTCGGCCCCTACGGGCCACGGCTTCTCCGGAGGCCCACTGTTGCAAGACGGCAAGGCTGTCGCTGTTCATTTCAGCGGCAAAGTCGGTGATGAGTCACTGAACCGAGCTGTCGACATTCGTGTTCTGTTCCACCTTGTGCGCCGAAAGGCTGCCGAGGAGTCTCCTTACGATGTGGATGATTTCCGCATCCAGGATGAGTCACACAGGAAAGAGGATTTCTACGAAGACAATGGTGAAGATGACGAAGAAGCAGCTTACTGGGGTCGCTTCGACCCGGCGGACGAGTATGCGGCAGATGGTCAATTATATGACTCTCCGAAGGCTGGTAAGGCCAAGTACGAGGGTCGTGTGGGTGATCACTATGACAAGTACCCGGTCGCTTTCAAGAAGCGTCACTCCAGGTGGCAGAATGACTCTGCCCTGCGGACACCGAGTGTGCTCTCAAGTGAAGTGAAGAGCGCGCCCGAGGAGGTTCAGCGGGAAGTTGTTCCCCTTGAGATAAGTGGTTGCCGGATTCGTCTATTGCCGGCAACAGCGCCCTGTGCTATACCCGGTTTGGTGTATGAGGGATGGTCTGATCGGCCCACTCGCTCCCCTGTGGAGGAGAGGTCCGCGGGCGCCCCCGTGCAACCTTGCTCGGAGTCCATGACGCTCTGTCCGGAGATCGCGGCTTTTCGCTTTCCCCCCCGTGACAGCACTTCAGAGAGAGTATCTTTGGAGGCGCACCTTGCTGCCGCCCCGACCCTGACGCTCCCCCCAACTCTCCATGAGAATCTCCGCGCTACTGCGATCCATTTGGGTCGCCTTGTGCGGTCGGCAGCTCCGCTGGAGAAGTCGGTCGGGATCAACTGGGATGCAGATATCCTTATGATTGCGAGCACCTTGAAGAAGGACGCCGGCCCCGGCATTCCGTACCATGTGTATGGGACGACCGTTGAGGCCTGCCTCCAAAACAAGGCGTTCGTGTCTTTACTACCCAACTTGGTGTGGGAGAGAGTACGCCGCTTGGCCACCACTCCGTTGGCGACCTTGCGTGCGATGACTCCCCGCCAGTTGCTGGATGGAGGGTACGCTGATGCGGTGCGGATCATGATCAAGAAGGAGCCACACTCCGAAAAGAAAATGCTCGCTCGTCTCTACCGAATCATCCAGGCCACTAGCATGGTTGACCAAATTGTAGAGAAGTTGCTCTGGGACGAGATTCACGGACATGAGATCCGCTCGTTCAAGAAGCTTCCTTTCCGCATTGGCCAGCACGCTGATGACCCGGAGCTTGAAGACACCCTGAACTATATGTTCCCGAAAACAGCCCCGTCGGGCAAGCGGACTCAACAAGGCCGCGGCTCTGACGCGATGTTCTTTGACTGGACTCAGCCTCAGGAGGTCGGAGAGTATTCGGTGGAGTACGCTCTCTCTGCATATGACTGCACACTTGAGATCGCCCACGCTATGCATGCTCGGGAGATTGTGGTGTCCAAACGTGTCCTCGTCAATAGCGATGGCCACGCGTGGTCCATGGTCGACCCGGGCGCACACGCAACCGGACGGTTTGAAACCGGCGCACGTAATTGTCGCTGGCGAGCAATCGCCGCGATGCACGTGGGTGGGCTGATCACAGGTGTCCGACCTCCACTGGATTACGTGAGGGTTCTCGGTGATGATTGCATCGAGAAACTTCCGAATGACAAAGCTGTGCTTGACCGTGCTGTCGCGCTTTATGCGACGATGGGCATTCGACTGAAACCGTGGGACTCTGAGTTCTGCGGGTATGTCTTTTCCCCAGCCGGTTGGACCAACACAGCCACGTCGCTCGCCAAGTCGTTGGCTCGCTACTCAGTGAGCAAGCGTGTCGATGATGAGAATCTCGGCAACTACGACCTCGCGTTCCGGTGGAGCATGGAGGCGGCCGGTAAGTTCCGGTCGCTGCGGTCTCTCAAGATCACCCGCACAGCTGGGGCAGGCGGGGCCCCAAAGGTTTCGGTGTAAAGACATCGATTTCCTTTGTGTACAGGTGCCGATATATAAGGTGCACTTGAGAGCTACAAAACGCTCTAAATAGATACAGAAAACCCATAAACAAGAAGAAAAGCGAGCAAGAAAATTGAAAATGCCAAAGAAAGGAAAGAAGTCAGTGACCCAGAAGGTACAACAGAAGAAGAAGAAGAGCTCAAGCTCGTCCTGGCTGAGTTTGCTTGGGTCGGCTGCGAAGACGGCCCTTGCTCTCGCCCCGGAGTTCGCTCCCCTCCTCCTCGCCTCCCACGCGCCTACGAAGGCGGCAGTCTCGTCTGCCTCACCGTCGGCCCTGGTTGGCATGCCTACGGGTGCGCCGCTTGCGGCCTCTGGCACTCTGGGCAACCAAGCCGGTCTCAAGGATCTGTCTGTCATCCGCCGCGATGCGCGTGGCAATGCTACGCGTGTACGCGTGGTGACGATGGACCTCCTGAAGCAGATCGGCAACGCGAGTCCTGACGCCGGTGACGTGCTCTTCGAGGCGTACATCAACCCCAAGGACCCTATGTTCATCGGGACGAAGTACGCTGAGTTCGGCCAGCAGTACCAACGCTTCTTCACGAGGCGCGGGTGCTTCATGTACGAGCCCACATGCCCTGCCACCGCTGTGGGCGCCCTTTCCGGATGCGTCTTCGACGACCCTACCACCGACTTGTCGGCGATGGGGGCGACGGAGATTCTTCGTGTTGTGGCGTCTCAGACTGGTGGCGAGACGTGGCAGAGTTGGTCCGCGGGGTGTTTCGACGTCCCCAACGTCCGCTCCGACGATCTGTTCCTGAACCCCTCCGGCTCCGACGCCCGCCTGACCTTCCAAGGAAAGGCGGTTGTTGTTGCCGCTGTGGACCTGAACGGAACCGCCGGAGGCAATCTGTACTGGCTGGCAGAGACCGAGTTCGAGATCCCGACTCTCGTCGACAATCTGGCCGCGGGCAGTTCGTTCACGTTCAGGACTGGCAACAAGGCGATCGCCGGTGACTCCTATGAGCCACTGGCGCTACCCCTGACGACAGACCTGACGTACAGCTGTCCCGTGGAACTGGAGACGGGAGCCGCGGTCACGGTCGGCCCTCTCGGTGTGTC